GGATAACTCTTCCCAATTGACACCCCAGTCCTGCGTTTGTTGCGCCTTGGTGAAGGGGTTAACCTTCATCGACGCGTTGCGCCTTGGAGCCGCCTCAATCGAAGCGGGAGCGGGCGGACTCGAAGGAATCGTTATCGCGCTTCCGGCTGGCATCTTAGACTGGTACCCTTCGCGAACGTTCCGCCTGAGCTCGCATCGCACCGCTCATGGCCGCTTGGCTCAAGTGCCGCGCCGCATCCACCGCTCGATGGTAGACTCCAATATCCGAGCCGCGCGCATCCACAGAAACTGGCACCGTGACTCCGCCTCCGCCAAACATCCGGTGCGCATCTGCGTTGCTTGTGATGTAGCCCGATACGCCACTCAATATCTCAGGACCGTCTTCGCCAACAATAGTCATTCCTGAGGCCGAAAGCGGTCCACCAGCCGCCCGGTGGGGAAATAGGCTAGTCAGTAGACTCAGAATGCCCAAGCCGCCAGCGGCATTGCCCGGAGTGCCGGCGCCCGGCATTCCGGGAAGGGACGGCGCAATATCGGCGCTTCGCGTCCACATCGGATTCGAGCGCGAACCATCGGGCCTTGCCAAACCGAGTACGCGGTCGAAGCCACCGCGAATCCCCGATTGCAACATTCCCCGGCCCGTGCTTTCGAGACTCTTCCCCCAGTTGGTTTTCTTGCCCGTCAGCGTATCCGCTAACTGGCCGGAGATGTCGTTGATGAGCGGTTCGAGGGCTTGCTTGAAACGTTGGAATTGCTCTTGTTGGATTTCTACTTCCTTTTCCGCTAATTCATTGCGAGCGCGGGCGGCTTCAAGTGCGGCACGGTCGGTAGCTTCGCGCTTCTTGGCCTCATCGCCAATCACTTCAGCCGTTTGCATTTCGAGATTAAGCACCTCGCGAGCCGCCGTTACTCGGGCGTTATAGGTTCTCAGTGCCGCCAGGAGTTGTTGCTGCGCGCTTGCATCCCGGCCGCCGCGTCCAACGATATCATCCATGCGGCTGACATGGCGGGCAGACTCTTGCGCGCGGGCATGTTCGCCGGCTATCGAGGCCTTTTCTAGCGCGTCCCGGCGCTCGTAATCACGGATCCAGACCTCCATCTGTTCGCGGGACAGGGCGGTGATCGACTCATCGATTTCCTTGTAATGCTCCACCTCAAACCGCTCCCGAGCTTTTGCGACTTCTTCGGCGATCTTTTTTTGCTGATCGGCGCGGATTTTGTCGGCCTCAAGAGCTGTGTCAAGATCGAATTCCATGAAGTCGATTCTTTGGTTTGGAAAATTCGTTCGAATTTCTTCCTTCTTTGCCTGGCGCTCCTGTAACCACTTCTGATACGGACTGCCTTCGTTCTCGATGCCCAGCACCTCGCGATGGGCAGCCGCCAGCGCCTTCTCCGTCTCGGTAAGTTTCTTAGTGGCTTCCGCCGCGTCCTGAGCCTGGCCGCGCCTTACCGTGAGTTCCTGATTCTGTGAAAGCAGCTTCGCATGATCCTCTTGTTGCTTGAGCACGGATTGTAGGTGTCGAAGCATCTCTACATCGCCTGCGGGAACTGCTTGCTGCTGCCCCATGGTCCCGACGGGGATAAAGTATCCCTTGGCGTCTTCTTGGATCGGCTTCAACCGTTCGGCGACGGCCTGTAATTCTTTGCCGTATTCCTCTGCCAGACGACGGTTCATCTCGCGCCGCGCGGATTCTTCGGCCTTGACGTTTTTCTCTGCTAATGCACGATCCATCGCGGCGTTTCCCTCCGCCGTGATCTTATCGATTTTACCGGTGAAGCCGCCAAATCCAGCAGCGCCGCCGATCTCCTGCGTGAGACCAGCCGCCGGGCCGGTAGTAACATTCGCGAACCAAGATGCAGCCTTGCTCCACCAGCCGGGCTCATTCTCCTTAAGTGCCTTGTTCAGCGCGGAAAGATCCCTGTCGAGCGAATCCGCGAGTCTGTCCGCTTCGACGCGCGCCTCTTCCAGAGCCTCTGCCAGTTTGTTCTCTGGCTTCTTTTCCAGCTTCGCGATTTCATTTTCGATCTTCGCGTTCGATAGTGAGAGTTCGTCGTTCGACGCGCGCAATGAGTTGCTCAGTGTGCGGAAAGCCCCGGTGATTTTTTCTGGCAGTTCCCGGATATCATCGAACGCCTTCTTGACTTTAATGCCAAGGTCCACTACCGACACAGCCAAAATCGCTGGCCCGGCAACCTTGAACGCCGCGGTGAGCACCGGACCTAACCCGAGCGAGTTAGTGAGGATCATCGCGAGTTCGCGGTTGCTACCTTTCAGATCCCCGGAGAAAGCCCGCACCACGGCGGCGTTCTCCCGCATACTGCTGGCGCTGGCCGAATTGAACTCGATAACCTTGGCTTTTGCCTTGTCTACGTCGGCCAGGAAGGTTCCGGTACCAGCTTGGAAATCGACTTTGATGCCCGCTGCGCGTCTCGCCATTCGATCTCTCCTACGCCGCTACTTCCACTCCGTGCTTTTCGCCCCACTGTATGATTGTGTCTCGCATCGATCCCGTATATGCTTCTATCGAGCGATCCGCCGACATATCGAAACCGCGCCGCATGAACGGATTCGCCTTCACGAAGCCGCCGGGAGTTTTGGGGCCAGTGAGCGTCTTTCCTGAATGGGATTTCATCACATGGCCATATTCCACAAAGTTTGCGATGTAGCCGAGTTTGCCGAAGTTGACCTCGATCACGCCGCCGCGATAGTTCGCGTCCAACTCCAATTCGGTGCGGATTGCGCCTTTCAAGTCGCCGCCCTCGACCGTGATGTCTCCCGCATCGATCCCTAACCGAATCGGTACCTGAGAATCGACCGCTTCGAGCAACACGTCGCCAGCGGCCTGCAACGCCCGCGCCTGACCGGCCAATTGAATGTACCGAGGCAGCTCATCGAAGGCGGCGACCACTTCCTCAACCCCGGAGATTTGCACCGAGGGCGCAATCGTACCCGAGATGTAGTGAACGAGATCCTTTTCGGCGCGGTATGCCATGGAGATTAGCTCGAAACCGTTTCGATCTGCTGCTGCGGAAGCGAAGCATCGGCGGGCACAGCAGGCGCGGACTCATCGATCTCTTCGCGCGGCTCATAGATCCCGGCCTCGATTAACTCTAGAGCCAAAACCTTGCGCATCGCTGTAAGCTCCCGCGTGAGCAATCCGCCTACCTCCGCAACCGTGACCGACGTATGCTTGGTTTTCATCAGCGCGTACACGACGCCACGCAACTCCAGCGCGGATTGCATCGGCCAACGCATGATCGCGGGCAGTAGATCCAGCCCCAGCTCGGCTTCCGCATCGCAGAGCACGTTAAAGTCGAAATCCATCACGTACTGCTGTGGGTCGTTTTCGAAGGTGAACTTCGTCATAAAGCCTTTTCGAGGTACGCCTTGATCGGCATGAACACGGACAAGAGCTTTTCACCCGTAACCGGAGTATCGGGAGCTTCGAATGGATGAATCATAAAGGACTCCGGCTTGAACGGTTTATGCACGACGCGCGGCCCGAAGTTCGCCACCGTGGAAGCGATCAGCCCGACCAGGTACTCTTCTCTCTGCAATCGTTCCATATAGACCGCGCGCAGAGCTCCTACTTGCAACGGCGTCATATCGAGCCATTGTTCCGTGGTGAGCCCAAGGGATTCAACCGCAAACGCCCACGAGTCCCGCCACGTATGCGGCTTGCCTTCCGCGTCGGGCTTTTTCGCGGCCTTGGGCATTGAAGCCAGCCACGCATTGAGTAAGGCCGTGTGCGCCCGCGAAGCCCCGCGCAAAGAGAGCTTCGCTCCCACTTGTCGCTCGCTCAACTTGCAGCCAGCGGAAATGAGCGCGGCCCAGAGCAACGCCCGAACCAAACGCGCCGATGGCCTGGTCACATCGAACGAAGGCGACAATAGATCGACGTCCGCCATCTCTTCGCAATCGAGCAAGACACGGTACGTCATCCGCAGCCACCAGCGGCGCCCCGCGAACGCGAACGGAGCGCCACCTGTGAGCGAGCGATAGGGAAGCCCGCGCCTTGCTCGAGAGGGGAGATCCATGGAGATGGTAGCGGGGCAGGGAATCGAACCCTGAATTTCCTGGTTATGAGCCAGGCGACTTACCGTTGGTCTACCCCGCGGCAAAAGGTTACGTTACGTTGATCGAGATCAGTCCGCTGATCTGAACCGAGCACTCGAAATCGACCGGCTTGCCATTAGCGAAGGCGCCCATCTTAAATTTCGAGATGTAGCCAACGCCGGTGACGGTCAGCGTCTTTGTCGAATCGTTCATCGGAGCCACGGCAGAGAAGGGCTGAGTCTGCGGATTCTGCTGCGCGCCCTCAACAGCCATCGTGAGCAAGCCGGTCTGGCTCGCATCGCCGATGAAGTTGCCAGACATCTGAATCATGCCGGGTTTTGCGAGGCCGGGACGTAGCTCCTCCGTGGCATTCGGCGACAGCAGGTGCGTGACATTAACCTCAGGAATACTGAGGGAGTCGATATCGAAAGACTTGACCTCAAGCACCGGCACAAGGGGCGAGCCGATGGAAAACGTGGAACCGTATCCAGTGCCGCCAAGAGACGTGTAGGTGGAAGGCATAGCGAAAGGCATAATTGTGGAATCTCCTTTGTTGTGGGCTTCAGAACTGACTTGCGTAGAACACTTCGAACTCGATCACCCGGCGCCAAGTCCGGCTTACCGAATCGAACTCGGGATCGTGCGAATCCATCCAAAACGCCGAATCGACCGAGGTCTTATCCGTGTCGGAGAGGACTCCCTTGAATCCGTTAAGCGATTGAATGATAGCCTCACTCAGACTGATGACATCCGACGCGGCATAGCCGAAACAATCGACCTGAACGTGCCAGCGGCGCAGTCCGCCGATGCTGGCGAGCGTGCGGCCTTCTGGCACATTCGAAATCGTCTGATAGGTCCAACTCGGCAGCGGCTGTCCCTTGGGAAGCTCTGCAAGAAATCCGCCGCCCGAAGCGCAGAGCGCGACAACCGCCGCATTCCCTTGCACGCGCTCGACAATGCCGTTTTCGATCATGGCACCAACTCCGCGCGCAACCCGAAATCATCGAGACCGGCCGCAATTTCCGGCTTCTCGCGCAGCAGCCGGGAAATCTCCTCTATCTGCCAAGGCTCCTGGTCGGCATGAAAGTATGGCAGCAGATCACCGTAACCGTCCCACCAGGCAGGCGGCACGGGAGCGGTTGATACCACAGACGGATCACTCTGCGCGACCGCAGGGCGGTAACGCGCCACTACGGCGGATACAGGATCACGACCGGGCCAGCGCAGCCGTTCGATGAGCTGATACAGATATTGCTTTGCCTTGAGCCGGCGTGCGTTGACAAATTGCAGATGCATCAAACCGCCCCGATGGTTCGACAGCGCCTGGTCAACTGGACGGTAAATACCCCAAGCGCAACCGAATGGGCTTCGCTGATGGAAGTCATAGCCACCACGAAGAGATGCGGACCAGTTCAACTGCGGGGCGTCCTGAAACGCCGTGACCACCCAGTTCCGATACCAGATCCCCGAAGAGTAATAGCGCTCGATCCCGCGCGCCAAGCATACCCAGGGCAACATCAGGATCGAGCGGGCAGGCGTCTCTTCGACGTAACCGCGAATCTTCGGCAACAGATTCGCCGTGAGAATTTCGTCCGCATCCACAATCGCAAAGTGCGTGGCTGCATGTTCCCGCGCCGTATCGAGCATCCGCTGCCGGTGGCGCATCTCTTCCCAGAGAGGAGAAGGCTCACGTAAAATCGTGACCCGTTTCGGATGCTCCCAGGCAACCTGCATGGCAATCGCCGGCGTATTGTCCGTACTGGCGTGATCGAGGATGATAATCTCATCGCACCACTGGAGCACAGCGCGGGCGGTCATACCGAGAGCCCAGCTTTCGTTGCGCGCAAGGACCCCGGCAATGAGCTTCACATACCCTCGCAAAGTAAAACCGTGTCATCAGTCGCGCGGCAGCACTCGGGGCAGTCCTGATGCGACGCCGAGTAAGCCGCGAAATGGGGAGCCGAGAAATAGTCCGTCATGCCGAGCCGATGCGCAATCGCTCCCAGAGCGCTCTGATCCTGCCGGTGTCCCAGCACGCGCGGATCATCCGATACCCAGCCGACATTCCGGTAGGATCGGGATTGATCGGCCGCTTTTTCATTTGAATGAAAACCGGCGAACAGCGGCCAAGCGGCGCACCACTCGTTCACCAGAGAGCGGCCCTTGATGCGCCGGAAGTCGATTCCCACACAACCGGAAGCACAGCCCGGCCAGCCAAGTGTATCTTCACGATTCAGCCCGAAACCTTCGAGCATCCGCTCGCTCATCCACTGCCCCAGCGTGTATCCATCGGGCGTCATGTAATAGCCGGAGCTTGCGATGTGATCGATAAGGGGCGTAATATCTCGAATTGGGAAGTATGAGGCATCGAGCAGAATGCCGATGTCCACGCCTTCGTTCATAAGATGCCGGAGAGCGTAAGGCTTCGCACAATAGCCGGTGTAGTCTCCCTCCGAAAACGGAGCTCCGGGCGGCAACTCACTCACCCAAGACTCGACTCGGTACCCTGGCGACAGTTGCTCAAAATGCTCCTGCATCCGGGCAGCACCGCGCGGGTACCAGCCCGTCCAGCCCACGGTGGTAATTTGAACGTTCATCGGCTTCCGAAGCCCAAAGAGTGACCGGGTACTCCGAGGCGTTTCCTTGATAGGAAAATCGGCCGGACGCGTCAGAACCGACGTGAGGCCGTGAATCTCTCGTACCGGTATACGCCGGAAACGAACCGGCGCGGGCAAAGGCTGATAGTCGAGACAACGATTCCGCCGCTGCCGGATCCCATCGTCACGAACGGCGCTGCTGCAGGATCGTCGCTTCTGGCGATACAGGCCACCGTCGCGCTTTCCGGCGATGTTCACCGGCGCCGCTCGCCCGCCCGAACGAAACGCTCTCTGTGCCTGCCATCGTCCACCATCTACGTGACTCCAAATCTGACATGCGGCCATTTCTGCCGGAGCCGCCGATAATAAACGTCGTAATCGCGCCGCCATTGAACCGGTGGATTCAACGCTGAGTTATGCGTCGCATTCGCAGACGGCACAATCACGGGAATGCCGCGCTCAGCCGCCTGGATAGAGAGGTCTTCCACATGGCAGTGGAATCCATCGAAAATCTTCTCATCGAAACGCAATCCCAAATCGCGGCGGAAAAACACCGCCGCCGAATCGAGCGTCGAGACTGGACCGGGATTCTGATAGGCCCACACTTCGCCCGCGCGGCCGCCCTTGTCTCCCGGATTCGCTCCCGGATCTCCCGGTTTCAGATCGCAGTTCCAGCCCACCACGCCGCAAACGTTTCCAGATTCAACGGCATCGGCGAAAGCATCGAGGGCGGCCGGGCCGAAAGAGACATCCGCATGGACCATTCCGAATAGTGGAAGGGACGCGTCGAGGAAGCGATTGCCGATTACTGATAGCGGAACCTTGCCGTAGTTGACCAGCAGCACGCACTCTGCGGCCCCGATATGCGTGAGGTCAAACTGGCGCAAGCTGGCTTCGTCCTTGCCAGCTACGACCAGCGTCAATCGCTTTAGGTTGTCCATGGGGGATTCAAGAGCGGGGCCATGCCGAAAAGCGGGGGGGTAGCACGGCCCCTTCTCGCGTTGCGGGTTAGCTTGAAGCGGGCGGAGTGCCGGGTTGCGGAAGCGTGTCCTGCACAGCCTGGAGAGCCGTGATTGCGGCGCCGACAGCCTGATATGCCGTGGCTCCGTCTGTCTGCGTCGTGGCTTGATCGGCGGCGAGTTGGTTCTGGGCGGACGTGACCTTGGCCTGATCGGCCGCGATGGTGGTCTGGTCGTTCGAATACGCGTTCAGCGCGGATTCGGCTGCATTGACCAGATCGGAAAGCGATGGACCTGTTATGGGTGTGCTCATAATACCCTCTTTCTTTGTGTTTCTCCCTTTCTCGTGGAGCCTTTATGCGGGCAGCGGGTCCGAACCGGGGAACCCGGCGGCTTTACGCGCTTGAAACAACGCGCGGAACTTTTCCCAATGCGCGGGGCTGTTGGCTTCGCGCAGAAATTCGGGCATCACTTGACGCCCATGAGCCCAATCGACCCGGTCCTCCACTCGGCAGAACTGATGATGAAGGTGAGTCAGATCCATGCGCTGCCAAAGAACCCCCAGGACAATGGCGACGTTCTGTAATTCCTCATCGACGAACATATGCGTATATTCGTGCCAGAGAGGCCCATGACCCTGATTCGCGCGGTAACAGAAGTCCCGGCCCAACCACGGGCTGCCACAGATCCGATCGATGCAACCACCTGCCCAGCGATCTCCCACGGGCTGCATCACTCCGAACGTGCCCGCGAAGTGATTAGAACATTCCGCCGCAATTTCTTTTGCCATGAGACGTGGGTCCGGGTCCGTATCATCACCGCCAGTTACAATCCAGGATGCCTCGCGATCGCGAACCAGAATCTCCGCCACCAGCGTATTCACCGCATGGGCATACCCTTGATACGGCCCGATCATCAACAGATCATGAATCGGAGGCATGGGCTCTTTCGCGTCGCGGAACAAAGCGATCTTGTAGCCGCGCTCCCGCCATAAACGCAACACAGGTTGAGCCTCGGAGACCGGGCGGGCGGAAGGAATGGCGAACCAGACACTCACAGACGCCTCCAGACCGCGCAATCGGTGTTTCGCTTCGATGTGTTCCCGGCGTGAATCCGCGCGAACATCAGATCTGTCGGTGTGCATCGCGGCTCCAAACCGCTCGATGCATCGACCACTGCAAGTTGGTTCTCTCGATGGGCAAGTAAGCTGAATTCGACATCCTCGCCAGTGGCGAAGTTCCCGAACTGATGTGAGCGCCAGTAATCGGCCCGATAGAGCAGGGAAGTGCCGTGAGCGTGAGAATCGGCAAGCGACGGATTGACGTACTTCCACCAATTCACTCCATCGGTAAACTTCATCGAGTAGTAACCGGTGACCGCCTTACCTGTCTGCTCAAGCCGCACAACCTGGTCCATAAGTCTTCCGGGAGCCGAATAATCGTCATCGTCCCAGTGAGCTATTAGTTCGCCTTGCGCGCGTTCGTTCGCCCAGTTCCGTTTCGGACCGGTCAGGAGTGGCGCTCCGCAGCAGAGCAACTGAATTCGCGAATCTTCAGTAGGAACAAGATCGCTCACGTCTTTGCCCTCCGCCACGATGAGCAGTTCCCGGTTTGTATACGTCTGCAATTCAAAACAGGCAATCGCTTGCGGGAGCCACGCGCGCCGATTACGGGTGATGCAGACGCAAGTAACCAGAGGCTCGCTCATACGTTTGCACCGAGGCCCAGGCAGTTCAAGCGCAACACCGCGTTCCGCTCATTCACGTTTTCGACGGACTGGATGATATACGTACTGCCGTTGTCCGAGACCACCTGCATGTTCGGTTCGATTCCGGGCTGCCACCACAGAGTGACTTCTATGAATAATTGAGAGGTCGCTTGACCGGCGCGGATCACGTCCGTACCGCGCATGATTTCGATGGCCGCCATGGCTGTAGCGACCGGAACCCAGGACGTGGATTGACCGGCGGCATCATACTCCGGCGGACTCGAAATCTCCTCACGATAGATGGTGATCGCATGGATACACTGTCCTACTTCGAGCGTGGGCCAGCCATCAACAAACGAAACCACCGGGCGACGGGGCATCTATCTATCCTCTTGTCGGCGACCAGTCCACAATGGCATGGCCTAAGAAAATGTTGGCGATGTTATCCGGTACCGAGCCAGCGGCGCCCCGATTGTTCCACCAGTGGGCCGCCAGGTTCAGAATCCCGAGAATCATCTGCTGCGGAATTCCGCTCACGATCACCGACTCCGGCTGCTGACTGGGCGGGCTTTGCGGCGGCGAAAGAAAGTGCGTATCGACCGCGGTTGGGTCGGGATCGTAACCGGCGGTAAAGTCGATCTGTACGGCGTTCGCCACATAGAGATCGGCTGGCCAGTATTGACCGGGCAAGGGGAAAATCCGGGAGGGCTCCGTAATCCGATCTAATATAAAGTCCCTGTCCTGATACAGCATTTCGGTGTTGCCGTTGCTGTCAACATAAGTCATCACATCGACGCGAATGACCGGCGAGTAACCGAGTTTTATCATCTGCGAGTAATTCCATAGCGTGGTCGAATATCTCGGTAGAGAGTAGTAATCGGGCGGATAAGCCTGCATGCTCTGTACCGCATCCGTGTAATAGGGATGCGAGTCGATCACTTGCGTGAAACTGCGTTGCGCCAGAGCGCGCCCGGTCAGTATCTCGCCCTTTTCGCGCGCCGCCTGAATGAAGCCGGTAAGTAAGGAATCCTCGGAGGTAAAACTCGATGGCAGGCGTAAAAACGAGCGCTGCATCGCGAGCGATACAGGCTCTTGAGCAGGCAAGGATGTCTGACGGCAGTATCCCACTTAGCGCCTCTTCTTACGGCCCCTGAGCTGGCCAAATAAAGTAGCTTGCTCCGCGGCTGGCTCAATCATGGCAGCTTCGACCTTCGGGGCTTCAGACGGAACCGGCTCTGATTTTTGTTGGCGCACGTTTTCCAGGCCACAACTTGGGCAAATAGCTTTTTCGCCCGGTTGGTAGCCAAACTCGCGATAACAGTAATCGCAAAGATCGTGAATCATGAATGGAAGTAGAAATTCGGACGGCCCCGGCGTTGCAAGTGGTGCTGGCTTTAGGCCGACTGTGTGAGCAATCGATACCACGGCCACCGGAGCCGCCCGAAAGGGTTGGTTGGCGTTTAACTAGCTGAGGCCGCCTTCGGGTGGAGAACTGGGGCCACTAGTGACGCCGGTCCACCAGACGCCAGCGTAGGCGCGGAAACGCACCGAGGCACCCATAACACCGCTGAAGGTGAATGTTTTGTAGGCGCCGTTGATGCCGTTCGACGGGGTGACGATAGTATGCTGGTAAGCCGTAGTGGAGACGATCTCCAACTCCTTGCCATCGTCCTGGCCGGCCGTTGGCGCCGCCAGAGTCAGTTGCACGGCGCTGGCCGCGATGATGATGACTAGGCCGCGCGTAATTCCGACAGCGCCCGACGCACTCTCGGTAACGCATTTGTTTCCGGCTTCGATATCCGGTGAAGTCGAGGTGATAACTTCCGCCATATTCGTTTTCTCCTGTGTGTTTTGTTTTCGAAGGTTTGATCCGCGCGGAGCCAGTTGATTGAATCCGCGCGGATATCAGACAACCGGAAATGCCGGGAGCTAGCAGTTGTTGACGAGATACTTTACCGGGTGAGTGCCCGCATCGAGCAGGTTGCCATCGGCGCGGTAGAAGGCCAGGAATGCCACCTGGCCGAAATCAGCGAAACGCTCTTCCAGACGCAGCACGCTCATGTCCTTGATGCGGCGGATAGTGTAGAGCTTTAACTGCCCAAAAGCCACTGAGTTGTAGGGCACCGGCGGCGAAGCAACCGTAGACGGCAGAGCCGCCATGTCGTTGTTGATCGAAAACGGATAGCTGTTGATCGTATCCGGTTCCTTCACGGCCAAACCAGGCAACCATAAGGGGCGCCCGTACTTGTCTTTGAGCTTCTTGAGCACCTTGAGCGTCAGGTCGTTCATCATGTACTTGGCGCCCGGACGATAGAGCGGGTCGACCGAATGCTCCAACTCGATCAGATCGTCGGACCCAATGGTGTTGGCTCCGCCTACTCCGTCGTTGGCAAAGGAGCCAACCGCAGTCGGGCCGGCGGTTGCCGCCGTGATAATGCCGGTCGGCTGACTGGTTCCGGTTCCCACGGTGAACTTGTTGTTCAGGATGCGGCCCAGACGGGTGGCGAACTTGCGCGTGAGGAAAGCGTCAAAGTCGAACGCCGAATCCTGCAAGAGTTCAATGGACACCTTGATCAACTTAGAGCTGAACTTGTAAGCGCCGAACATGATCTGGCCGATCGACACGTCCTGAGTGTTGACCTGCTGATTTTCGCCCACCAGCTCGCCCATGATCGAGGTGTCGTTGTCGGTCGGGAACGGCAGCGGCTGGCCGGTCGCGGTGTCGAACACATCCGATTCGTTCAGCATGTTGCCGTAGTACTTCAATGCTTCCGTGATTTTGTCCACGAAACCAACCGGCACAAAGAAGCCGGTGGTCGCGCCCGGATAAGCGCCGCCGCCGCCGGTACCCATGTCTCGGTACTGGACGCCCAGATCGCGCGCTTCGAGTTGGATGTTGCGGCGCTTCGGGGTGAGAATGGCGCGATCTTCCGGCGTGATTCCCGCAATACCCCACTGCGGCTTCGGTTCAAACCCGTAGCGAAGGTAGTTACTGAAGGCGCAGTTATACCGCTTGCGCGTCTCTTCGTCCTGGTCCTGGCCGCCAGGCAGCGGCGCTTGCGGCGGAGCGCCCAGGGCACCCGAGCGGGTTTCGACTTCGAGCGCTTCGAGGCGTTCCGCGCGATCGATGTCGGTTTTCATGATGTCCGCATCGGCCATCATGGCGTCGAACTTCTTATTGCGCTCTTCTTTCGAGAGCGCCGTGTCGTTCAGGACTTCCTGCGCCTGCGCGCAGAGCTTGGCGCGCGCCTCGCGCAGTTCCCGAGCTTTGGAAAGTTGCATAAAATCCTCGCTTTAGTTTTGGAATGGAAGAGTCTTGCAGCTTCGCCCGCCGTCCGGCGCGCGTCTCACAAACCGTTTTCGGGTTCCGCCATCCAAGGCAGCGGCATCCCGCAACACCGAAACCAGGTACAACCGAACCTACAAACTTTGGGCCAACCGGAGCCGCCGGCGCATCC